CAAGAATTGATATCGAACCATATAGGGTAATTTCTCATAGTTTTTTCCTTTTCATAGTTATGTTTAAATTGAGTATAAGAAAAAATAGGTTTATTGCAATAGAATAAAAAAAGGCCGCGTTAAGCGGCCTTAATTAATGCACCAGCTGGCGGCGGATCTAATCGAGCGCTTGTCTTTCAGACTTTGCAAAGGATACGCCAGAACGTGCCCAGCTGGCGGCGCTCTCATATTTAGCAAGCGTGTTTAAAAGATCTCTAATTTGATTATGGATCGCGGCGGCTTGATATCTGGCAATAGTCAGATGCTCGAGCACCAGCGGATCACAGTCAGACGCCAGATCGCTAATCTTCACATTAAGCTTGTGCCAAGCAAGTGATATATGTTCGTCCGCTTCTCTCAATTGCTCTTTTGTTTCATAACTAGCCATGTCTAAATTTCCTTAATCTGAATCAAAGCGCTTTCGGTTTCTTGTAACGCTTCCAGATCTTCTTCAGAGAGCGTGTACTGGCTATGCGCTACCGTATGTTCAACACGGCGGCCTAGTTCTTCAGATATCCAGTCTTCAACTTCGGTAATAGTTTTAAATCTTTTTTTGGTCGGATTAGTATCCAGCCAGTCAACTGGATAAATTACTTCGTATTCAATAGTCATAGTTTTACCTTTCATAGTTATGTTTAAATTCAAGTATAGGAAAAAATAGGTTTACGTCAATAACATAAAAAAAAGGCCGCATTAAGCGGCCTTTAATGGTTCATATATAAATGGATCTAAGCGGCTACGGTATCCAATAGCTGGCCAGCCTTACGTTCCAGATCCAGCCTATTATCTTGGTGCGGAATATCGCGTGCTATAGCTGTTATAGCATTGGACGCGTCCCAGATAGTTTTTAATGGTTTTTGTTCTTCGTCACCATGTCGAGAATAAGCGGCCTTAGCCATTCTAGCGGATAGGCCTACGCGCTTTTGAAGAAATTTTAAAGCTTGTTCTTCATCTTCGGCTATTTGCGCATCTTGTGCAGCTTGTATACCGTCCAAAACTTTAGTAGTTGATCCATTGCTAAAGGATCTAAGCGCTGGCTGGGCCTCATCGCTAAAACGCTCCGCCGCGAATTTGGTATGTCTGATAGTGATCTCACTAAAATCTTCAACACCCCATGCGTAGCGATTTTGACAAACGCCGCGCATATACATTGTAGCGATTTTACAGCTCTTAGCGCCTACTTCACTATTTGAGATATAAAAACCCCTAAACACAAGATCAGGTTCACCATTAGGAAGCTTGCCTATTTCAATAGGGTTCAGATCATCTACTAGAAAAATAAAAACGTCCCTATCAGATCCATAGATAGTAGTGCTCTCATTAGTCACGGGCGCAAAAGGATCATAGACGGCCATGCCGTTTTCAGATCCAGTTATATAACCGGGAATTTTAAACTTGGTAGCGGCGGCTATTTCTTGCACGGCGGCTACTATTTCCCAGTCATATATTCGACCGTATTCGGATCCAGTAAGAGCTCTTAACTGGCCTTTTGTAGATTTATAAGATTTTACCAGCTCTTTATTTCTGTTTTCTAATAAACCCCATTTAACACAGTCCGCCGCTAAGGGTGCTGGTAGATCACGCAAATAGCCAGCTGGCGCGCCAGCTAGACTACTGATCTGGCCAAAAGACCAATGAGTAGGAACGGCCTGATGTTCTTGTTTATTCTGATCAGTAAATTCAAGCGTTATCTTACCTTGTCTTATATCGTTTTCATCTACATCACCGTTTATATGTAAATTCTTAACGTTAAGAACGTCCGCTTGCATCATCTGATAATCATTAAACTTGAAATCACGCAATGCTTGCAAAGTTGTAAAGCGTTCATCTGCTGGCCTACGTGCCCAGTTTGAAGCAATTAACCCAGCTTCGCTACTAATACCATGCGTCAAAGCATCTGTTTTATATGTAAATTCATTCATAGTTTTTTCCTTTGTTATGTTAAAAAAAGCGGACTGTTTTACCAGCCCACTTTATTTGTCGCATATATGCCTATACTTTTCAATAATTAATTTTATAAAAAGTTATTTTCTTTCACGCCGCTGTTTAGCCTCTATCCATAAAGACATAATAACCGCTTTGTAATATTGATTTAGTCGATCTTTCTCTTGCTGGATCAGGGCGTCATATTCTTTAACAATGGCTTCTTTATTACCAGCGTCCATAGCGACTTTAGATCTTTTCTTAAATTCATTGATCTTTCCATAAGCGGCTATTTCTGCGAACCTAGCGGCGGAAACACCAGTTTCAGTGCATTGCTTGCAAGATCTACCCTTTGAATAGGGCACTAACGGTTCTGGGTTATTGCCCTCATCGTACCCAGTCTTTTCCTCTGGTAATATGGGCTCTTTACAAAATACACAATGATGTTTTACTTCTTTTAAAGCTGTCATAGTTTTACTCCTTAGTTAGTGACAATCTCTTATAATATACACAATAAAAAAGGCCAGTCAATTACAACTGGCCTTTCGTTTATTTACGGCGGCGGCGGTCTATCCTGCTCCTGTATTCATCATATTTTGATCCATACATAAGACGGCCGAACCAATCAATTAAAAATAATATCTACATCACCCCCTTTCAATCCCATAGATCCCAAGCGTCACACGCTTCCAGACGCAAAGGGCTCTTCCTACCCTTTACGCCATGAAGAACCAGCCTACTTTTGGTTTCTATCCATAATTTTGCTCCGCATGGTCTTGGACGATCTGGCCTGTAAACCATACGCGCATTAGCTGGCAATTCTACTTCCATACAATATTTAGTCTGCGTTTTCTGCCGCCTTGCTTTCTGATCCCAGTAGTCATACTCTACACGAACTACGGGCTCACGCTCTTCACGCTTGTTGTTACGCTGTATGATATTTTTATTTATGTGAATAATTTTCATTGTTTGATCCCCTGTTCTCTAGCGGCGTCTTGCATGATCTGGGTTAGAACTGGCTCCAGCTTTTCATCTAATCTTCGAAACTGGGTATCACCAATCCCACCCCTACAGTAAACGGATACTTTAAAGAATTGATGAAAATGAGAACGTCTATTCATCAAGCCATTATTAAACAGATCATATAATAAATTGCTGGCAACACGAAAGCGCTCCAAATATTTATTTTTAGATCTGCCCTGTGGGATTTTACCATCAAAGGGCACCAGCGCGATAAGCTCGTCGTAAAGACAACTAAACCCCTCATTAACCGCCCAAGAGCTCTTGAATAAATTTAATTGATCCCCGTACATTACTCACCCCCCAAGAACGTACCCGAACCATCATAAGATATTTTAGAAACCCTAACATTTTTTAGAATTTCATGAATATCAGCAAGCTTAATTCTAACGTACTTATACTTTTTAAAAAGTTCAGGGTTAGATAAGGTTTTCATATCAATCTCAGCATCAGAACAAACAGATACAATTTGCAAAAGATTTTTTAAGTCTCTTTGGTTAAGACACACACCCTCAAAGTCGACCATGTAAAATTGCTCAGTCATTTTGGCTCCTCCCACAAATAATCTAATTGGTAAGCGCTGGCGTCCTTAAAGCCACCAGCATTAAATTGATCTAACAATTTGTCATGGACAATAGCTAGTCTGCGCTGGATACGTTCCATTTCACTTTGGTTATACTTGCCCATAAACTCAACTCCATCTAATTGAAGTTCAGTTCTACCGCCAAACTCTTGGATCTCTCCAGCTATTTGCTTAAAGGCCGCACGAAGCGTAGCAATCTGCAAGTAAGTAACCATTTTAAGTGGGGACAGCTTCAGGCTATCCCAGTCAGGTTGTATTGGATCTTCATATTTTGTCATAGTTTTCTCCTGTCTAGTTAGTGACAATATCGCATAGATAAACTATTAGACTGGACAAATCAAGTAAAAAATTTTATCCCATTGAAAAGGTTGTTTACCTTTGAACTCTGGCTTGACCTTATCCAAACCGTCCATCTTCAGATCTACAGCGTCAGAACCCTTAAACAAATAGATCTCTGCTACATCAGACGGCGTAGGTTGTTTCTTCACCAGTACCCAGCACGAACCCTTCCCGTGTCTGGTTAACCACGCTACTTGTGACGGACGTAAATCTACTTTATTGCTTGTGGTATATTTAAGCTCTACAAAATGAAAAGCACCCAGCTGGTCACACATCAACAGATCTGGTATTCCAGATCCCACCCAGTTTTCAATTCTGGTTAGTATCAGTTTGTAATTCGAGCGACTCGCTGCTTCCTTTACTTGCTTGTAAAATCCGCTCTCTCGCTTTATTGCGGTTACTGGTATTTTCTTCAGGTGTGATGTCGATTGTGACTGGGGCATAACTATTTTTAATCTCCTCTAATGCTTTCATTACTTCTTCCTTAGACATACTGTCTATGCTCCCGTGCCGTATTTCTGATTTATTCACGTAAATATCCCCTTGCGCCATGCCTCGGGCTTTCTCCGCCATAACAGCCGCAGAGTAAGCACCATTCTGAAGCGCCAGATCACGGATAGTTTGCAGATCACGGATATGCCTGTGAAAAGTAATCCCGTACTTCTCGTCCAGCTCGCGCCTATATTCTTTAATAGCATGACATACGTGTGGTGATATTCTGGGGTTAGTAAGCTCATAGGCTCTAGTATGTGCAGAGCCAACAGAGTAGCCAGCGTTGATTGCTGCCTCTCTAAAGGTTATCTGCCCGTCCTTGCTTACCAGCTCTTTTACAAACAGTTCTTGCTTTCGTGTTAGTGGGCTATGTATATCAGCTGGTCTTCTACCGCGTGTTTCGTATTGTATTCCTGATTTAGTAGGTCTTCGTCTTGCCATGTGTTAATCCAGTTAAAAAGGTCTAGTTCGTTATTTCTCTATATACTATAGACACAAAATAAAAAAAATAAAAAACCATTTACCCCCCCATTAAGGAACATTTGTTAAATAAGTCTGTAGTAACATAAGTGAAAACAGTAGTGTTACCTATTATGTTACCCTAAAAGTCTATATAAATAAGGGGTTTTAGGGCAAAGTAACACGGGTAACACGGGTAACGGCATTTTTTTTCAAAAAAATATTTTTTTATTTCTAGCTCTATATATATAGGGAAATAACTACAACAAGTGCCAAGAGTTCCGAAAACGACCATCATTATACTCTTTTTGTTTCGTGAGCATCTGTTCAGCGTCTTTGCGATTTGTCACGTTATTCGTGATCCGATGTCCAGCGGCCTCGATATAATACAAGCGTTTATTGTCGAAGCCTTTTATTTCTTTAATAACAAACTTATCCAACGGACATTTGGTGCAGCAGTTCTTTTACTTGCGTGGCGTCGCTACACTCTTTTAATTTTTTCTTATAAAATGTCGATGTAAACTTTGGCAGCTCCCTATCAAAACGTTGCTGCGCCATGATCTCATCTTTCTTTCTGCACTCCAGCTCGTAAAAGAGCTCGTCATTCTCCAGCTTAAATGTTTTTGCCTCTGAGTGTTCGTCACGTATCTTACAGATCTGCTGCACCAGCATATTAACATTGATACGTATCTTTACTTGCTTTTCTGAGAACTGTCGTATTTCTTTTGTAGTTAGTGGTGTTATCTTCATGGTTGTTTCCTTAGCATTTCTAATACGGTAGTGAGCGCATCAACAGCGCCTACGTTGTAAGACGCCTCTTCAGGCGAGATCTGCGGACTATTAATATTGATCTGTTTATAACTTAGTATCTGCTGCTCCACGTATTCGGTTATTATTTCTATTTTAAGACTTAGTTTTCCCATATGTTTCATGGCCTGTGTGTGGTTGCCCACGACTTTTGGGTTAATGTTTTTTATGCCCATCTTTATCCTCATTCATTATCATGTCGGCTAAGTTTTCAAAATCTTGCGCGATATACACTATGTTTGTGTATTGTATATACTTAGCTATTTTTATTATTTTCTTTGTTTCATCGTCGTCGGGGAGCAAGCCGCGCTCCCCATATTCTATAATATAGCGGAGGACCTGTTCCACTAGAGTCCTAGTACTTCCCGTAAAATACCGCTCGGTACGGGGCTATCCTCATCTATTTTACCTATGCGCAATGTAACGTACCCATCATCGTTTATTTCTATATACGATACATCGTCTGTTAGATTATTCAAAGCATTGGTTAGCTCATTCCATGTCATCGTCTTCCTCCATACTTATATGTCTATCTATTTCGTCAATCGCGCCTTTTAGTTCTTTTACTGTGGCGTGTATGTTTGACGGATCTTGTCGAGCTTCGGGACAATTACGGAGCGTGTCGTAAGAGTCATCTATCAAGCGCAGTAAAACTTTCTTAGCTATACTGAGCTCGCTTGGCGGTTCTTCTAAACTCTCGGTAATTATATTGTCCTTCTTCTTGGCCCATGTTTCGAGAGCTGGTATGCAGACCTCGTAATATTCCTCGCACGTAAACGTTCCGATTTCCTCGGACCAAGAGCCCGTTTCACTTTGTAGATGTACCCGTACTGTCATTTATCTCTCCATAGTTGTTGTGTTTATCCCATACAATCACAGATAAAAGGTCCTGTCAACACGAAAAAAGCCCCCCAGAAAACTGAGGGGCTTCCAACATAACTACGGGAGAGGGCCTATGACTTCCCTCAGTATCCATTTATACGCGAGTATATAAGACTTTACAAGCTTTTTTTTGATTTTTTATTATTAAAGCCGTCAGGCGTGATAAAACTTTTTTTCATATCGGTTCGAATACGTTTGATAGTTTCTTCATCGTCAAAAATTTTAGAGTAGTCTACCTCTTTTTTCTTTTTTCGGCGTGTCATATGTTTAATTGTTTCTAAAACTTCCTTACTGAAGTGGCGTATTTGGTGGTCAGTGTTTGTTTTTTTGAGAAAATTATTAATGTTTGCTAAATATTCTAATTTCATTTCATAAACTCGGGTTTGCGTAAAGGTATACGTATCTCGGGGAGATAGGTATCTACTTTAACACAATTTTTTTGGCCGACAATAGGATCGTTTTGCTGGCCTAACATTTCTGCGTAGTGTTCGCATTGATCAAAATTTTCAAAGTAAATACGGTGGATAGCACGCTGGTCACTCTCGATATCGGGCACGGTTATCAGGTACAATATAAAGTAAACAATATCAGGCGTCATAGTCTAATCCTCTGTAGTCCACAGTATAACTATTTTCAACCGCTTCACCCTCATGCGGTATACGAAACCGTATATTAACTTGTGTATGATCCCGATACTCTGTTTCGCGTAGCGACCACTTCGATACGGGGCACTTTTCTAGCCACAAATCAAACTCTGTACGAGCGGTATATTCTTTCTTCGTCATATCTTTCTCCTATAGTAATATATATAACTTATCCCATATTATAGCCAAATTTTTTTACGTCAAGGCTTAGGGTCAAGCTTTTCTTTTAATTTATTATAAATTTGCCAGATAATTTTTAGCTGGCCGCTGATTGTTCGTCCGCGATCCGAGCTCGTCCGCTTAATTTCCTCGTAAACTTCTTTGGGAACGAGAACCGATTTCCATTTTTCTGTGTCCATAAGGGGTCCTTATATAGTATCTTACAGGACTATATAAGATAATATGTAAAGATGCAAGAAAAAAAGCCCCGCCAAGCGGGGCTAGGGTGGGAGGAAAGAACCGAAAAAGTGTTAGCAGTATATCATTTGGCTGTTCCCCAGTCGGGGCCAACCTCAATGTCACACTTGCTCGGTATTTCTAATTCTACCGCAGTTTCCATAATCTGCGAAACAGTTTCTGCTTCTTTCCTATCTTTGACCGACATAGCTATTTCATCATGGATCTGTATGAGCGGTATACGGCCTGTATTGTAGATATTAACCATGGCTTGTTTGGTCATATCGGCGGCTGACGCCTGAATTAATCTATTCAGGGCCTTGTAGGTGTACGCACGCTTCAGGCGTGTGGTATCGCCATGCTCTTGCACCGCTTCGCGGTACGGGAGGGCTTTGTTCATCTCGAATGTATCGGGCTCCCACAGATCAAAACGACACTTACGGCCCAGCAACGAGCGTATCGAGCCGCTGCTGCTCTTGTCGTTGAGTCTATTTTGCACGCCAGTCATTAGCATCTTAACAAAGGGCACCCGTGTATGATACTGACGCACCAGCTCTCGGGCTTCGTCAAGCGTGATATCCAGCTGGTCAGACATTTTGCCCACTCCCATACCGTACATCAGGCCCAAGTTTATTGTCTTTGCTTGCTTTCGTGGTATTTGTGCCATTTCGGCAACCATTGTATGAAAGTCCATATCGGGATTGTTCCGATAGCCGTGGACAAACTCCTCTACACCGTCCAGCGTGAGCCCTTTGCTTTTACCATA